GGCCGGTGTCCTCCCACCGAAGACCATCACTGGTCCTCGGTCTCTCCTGGACCCCATGTACCCAGTTGATACTAGGTAATGGGTTTTCAGTAAAGTACTGAAGTAGTCCAGGATAGTCATGGGTCTGCTTACGGCGTGACTTGGCCAGTGTCCTCCCACCGAAGACCATCACTGGTCCTCGGTCTCTCCTGGATACCATGCTCCCATTTTACAAGGGGAGAAGGCTGCTCAGTAAAGTACTGAAGCAATCCAGGATAGTCGTGAGTCTGCTTACGGCGTGAAATGGCCCTAAAAGTCCACTTCCGCACCTCATAACGTTGGAGCGATCTATTGTATCTCGATTTGAGATGCGCAACATCGCTTCCGCAGAAAGAGGTCATTCCCACGACCCCACTACTACGACCCACGGTCGGAAGATTCCGCCAGAAATGGTGGTTTCCAACTGCCGAACGAACACTATCTGCGGCATACCAATAACCTTTATTAAAAAGGTTATTGGAGAAGTCTAGGATAGCGTTCCGTAGTGTGGGTCCATCGTCACTTAGAGACCTGGGTCTTATAGGAGTTACATCGTAACCCTTATAAGCATCCTGCCCACATGACTCACGGAAGTAGCCTTTATGGAAAGATTTATCCATATTGACCTTCAACCGGAGAAGTGTGAGAAGCCTCGTCAGTGATGCATACCCGTGTGTAGGGATAATAATGTCATCCCCAAACACTCGGAGCTTGTTACGTAACCGTCCTAACCCACCGTCGAAACCTTTTCTCGTTAGGAAAAGGTCCGATGGCTTCTTCAAATCTACTCCACTTGAAGTGAGAGCAGCGATGAAGAATACTAAGGTTTGTATTGGAAACGTAACCGCGGTTCCTTGCGAGGCGAACTTCTTCGGGATGAGGTATTTAACCTCAGTGCCGGGCCTACGACCTGAATTATTCGTAGAGCCAGTTCTGGTTGAAGATAACGAATCAACAACCCACCTCGTCCTGGATGCGTGTAGAGCAGACAATAACGTAGAATTTCTACGAAATACCCGCTCTATTACATAACAGGATAGCCGATCGCTTGCCGAAGAGAGATCAACGGTAGCGCATTCGCGCGTCAAGGATGAACGCAGGGCCAGAGTCCCGGAAGAATTCTGAGATGTAAAGTCGATAAAATTTCGACCAAACAAACCAGAAATTCGATCTTCTAGGAATCGCCGAATCAACTGTTGGCACCATTGGTGCTCAGTCGGTTCGGCAGCGATCAACCTAGGGCTCTTAGCCGTTTTAGGAACGGCAATGAGCTTGCTAGGAAACTCGTGGCTTGAGGGGCATTCCCTAGAGTCTGTGAGAATTTTCCCACAGTGGCTCCAAGGAAACACCGCGTTCAATTTAGCAGGCCAATGGATGAAGTTATATTTATGCACTTCACCACTACGCTCTGCAACCGCACCAGGTCCATGTCTGAACCCTATCCCTTGTCCACTTTCGTGGAGTGAATTCGAGAACCAAATTGGATCAAATTCACCAAGGGATTGAGCAACGATATCAGCGTTTTGCTGAAATCGCTGTAAGAGGATACAGTCGCTGGTTTTGAACTCTTGCTCGATAGGCTGATTAGCCGACGAGACACTAGAACCGAACCAACTATGAGCACGGAGCAGATCCCCAAAGTGGAGATCGTAACCGCGTTCTTCTGGATCCAAGATGTCCTCCGACCACCGTAAAGATGGAACGGGAAGATCTTTCTCGACATTGTAATACTCCTGCAGTGATTTTTGAAATCGCTGCGGGGAGCAACCAACCTCAATACGTTTCCCTAAACAGCATAGCTGCCTAAGGAACATAATGGAGTTGATGTCGGGATCTACACGCAGACATGCGTCATATGTGAACACTCTCAACCAAAGTCCCCGAAATAATTTGGGCACTTTGATCTTCTTGGATACTGTTTTAGAAACAGGACCATTAAGAACTAGGAGACCATGCTCTAATGCATTTGTTAATGCAGAATCGAGCGATGGAAGGTCTAGGGTAAAGAACCCTAAGCCACGTGTTCGCACAAGATGGGAGAGCCGCTCTTTATCTTTAGCAACTCCCCCGTACGCGGGGTATGCCAGTTGCACATCTTTTAATAGTGCAACTGCGATGTGAAGAAGTATATCCGCTAAGCTTTTCATAATCAGAGTCCTTTCGGATCGAGATTAATCTTAGCCGCGACTACACCGCTTTCAAGGTATCACTACCTTATTGAGAATCTTACGATTCCCAATTGAGCAGCTTCAGGAAGTTAGCTTCCGTTTGGAAAGCCGACACACCTGCAGCGAACTTACTGACGTCTACAACGACATCGGAAAAGTCGTTCTCAAGTATAGAATAATACTTGCGAACTGTGCTCAGAGTGGCGGGGGCAACCGGATAGATCGTATGAACGAGTTCGATGTTGTGACGGTCAACTTTGACCCCACGAGTCTTATCGTTATACGAAGAATTCCGGAGCTTAAGACGATACTCATCAGTAGCAGTCTTGAGATAGTACTCACTTGCATAACCATCTTGGTTAATAAAGTTGAGCACTTTCGCAACTGAATTGATAGTAATCGTTAGCGTAGTCCCGAAAGACATAGTTCTTCTCCTTGGTATTCTAAAGGCTATATAGCGAAATTGCTATATAGTTATGACCTCGGCACTCGCCGGGTCACCCCGATAGAACCAAGAATCGACAACTGCCGTAAGGTTAAAAACGGCAGGTGGGCAGATATTGTTGGCGTAACAATATGTCTCTCTTTTCCCTCAACCCATAAGTAATGATCCGTTATATTAGGATTATACTGATGGATTTTGGTATTGGCTTCGAAAGCTGAGTGCCTCATCATTTGGATGGGGCCATGCTCAGCAGGAACGATGTTCCTATGTGCAGCGAGAAAATCGCCTACACTAGAACACCAGTCCACCAGCCACGACCACGGTATAGCGTTCCAAGCTGTCGAAAGATCGATAGTTAGACCTAACACCGCGCGTCGAGCGAGACTTCGCAATTCGGTATTTGAACGCGGAGGTAGTACAGTGGGAAACCACCGTACAAATCCAATGTGTTCAATGGCACACGCTGTATCATAACGAGCAGGAATAAACATCCCGTCGCTCTGAAGATAACGTGTTTCGGAGTAGCTATGAACGCCACTCCATACCTTGCGTTTACGCCGAAGACCAGAATCAAACAACGCTCTAAGTTCAGATTCGCGTTTAGCGACCTGATCATGGAACGAGAAAAGGTTTGATAAGTCGTTTAACAGAGGTGCCCATCCAAACTGATATTGAAGGTTTGAATGTGCTGCTGTCCGAAGGAAGGTATCACCTTCATTCTTAAGCATCCCTGGGATATCTTTCAATTCAAATATATAAATTGGAAGATCCACGACCGGCCTAGAGGGAGTAGTGTCAGCCAACAATTTGGCAGCTGACTCTCCAAGCCCTGGTTCTCCATCAACACCAATCCAAAACCCAAGGGCACTAGCTACATCCTGCAGAGCATCAGCACGATAGTTCTGAAACTCTGTGGAGAATGAGCCATTGCCATTGATAATACCGCCACTCTGTCTTACTTTTCTAATATTCAGAGGTTGGCCGTTCCCTTCACCCGTAACATCCGAGATACTCTCGTAGCCAGTCGCGTTGCGACCAACTACAGTAGTACCGGATAGATGGTAGGTCAGAAGACCTGGTGCATCTCCATAGATGACACGTGATCGAGTACGTCCCGGCATTAGATTGGTTCCTTGATAACAACAGTTGTGGAGGTACAAGAGCGTCCACAGTATACACTACAAATTGTAGCGTATATTGC